CACCCCCCCCCGTGTAAATCTACACCCCCCCCTGTGCAATTCTGCACCACCCCCGTGGGGTAATTTTGCACCCCCTCCTCTGACATACTGATTTCTCGGCGGTTTCCATCTTCGATACGTATCTTGATGAACCCTTTTGCAGCGATTGTGCGCAGGTTTTTTTTGATCTTATCAATACTCCACCCGAGCAAACTTGCAAGGGTTGCGTTGGTGGCGAAACAGTATCCATGCTGTTGGCTCAATGAACCCAATACTACAAGCATAATTTTCTCGCTGTCGCTCAAATCTTTTCGCTCTATCATAATTTTTTCGGCTTTGTAGAACATTCCTAAAAATAAAAAGCCCCAATCAATACGAGGTCGCAGTCTCGCATCGAAAGGGGCCGGTGGCTCTTTTGCCAATTCTTTCCGTCGCTGCGACCCGACGGTTCAAATATACTAATTTATCAATTCGGGTCAAATCAATTATTTGGTTTTGTTGGTTGCACTCATTTTTTGTACGGTATTCTGTCGGTTTTGTCTGCTTGTCTGATGTATGCATAACAAAGACTTGCAATAAAACTATCTCTATACTTGTCCAGTACAACAATGACTTCTTTCTGTTCTAAAGATTTAAGTGTGTCTAAAAACTTATCACAACTCCACCCTAAATTTTCGTGGTAGTCAAACAAGACATCTGATAAAATGGATTTCAATTTTAATTCGTACTCGTAAAGCCACTTTATAAGTAGTTTTTCAGAGTCATTTAAGAATTCATCTGATATCAATAGTTCGATGTATTCCTCGTAAAAGGTCAAGAATTTTTCGGTGAAGAATTCATGCACAGATACATATCCGACAGTTGGTGGTATTGGAACTGTTTCCATAATTAGATGAAATTAAAAACCCCTGCAAGGTGCGGTGGTCGTCGCATCCCTGCAAGGGTTTAGGGTCATTACCCAATTCATTACTGTCGCGACCACTCGACGGTTCAAATATACTAATTTACTATAACATCGTACAATTCCTGAACGCTTACTTTTGTGTGTTCGTGCAATTCGGGAAGGTACTTCAACAAATTGCGCCTTTGGTCGCGTTTCAAAATTAGTCTGCTCATGCTCATTTCGCTTAAACCTAAATCCCGCGCCGCCTGTCCTTGGCTGCCGTAATGGTCGCGCAATAACATCACCAGTTTATCTTTATGCATCCCCATAACAATTCTATTTTATTGCGTTTGTACTTCGGTTCGTTTGGCCGCACTTGCTCGGCGGGTTGTCGCTTGCGTTCTTCTTGAAACTTCATCTTGGCTTGCTGAACGTGCAAGTAAGGAACTGCGCGTTGTATGCGTTTATCAACCTTTCCCGATAGGTGCGCCTTATACGCATTGTAATACCTCGTTACGGTTGAATATCCCAAGTTGAATTTATGGGCGACTTCATAAGGGTTTACGCCCTTATTTATCATGTCATAAATTAAGGGTAACGCTTCGGCTAACTCCTTCGCTGTTAATCGGTTTACAATCCGTTTCATTGCTCCAAAATATCATGTTCACCTAATAACCACTTGTAAAACATTTCAGCTTCGATTATGACGCGACTGGTTTCTACTTGCCGTTGGGCGTTGAACTCGACCGCCGCTTTTAACGCCGTTTGACGCATTATGTCTTTGTCGCGTCCTGTTCGCTCGCTTGTCGTTGTTTCGGGCTTGCTGACCTTACCCTTTGCGCCGAACTTGGGGTCGTCGCTTAAAACTTGGTACTGCATTACATCACCTACTTTGTACGGCGGTGTGTCGCTCTTGGCGTTTACTTCCAACGATTGACCGTCTTCAAATGAAACCTTGAAGGAGTACATCGTTCCGTACTTACCTTCCCATGAACCACGCGGTTCGATTGCTGTTATTTTGCTTTGCATTTTATAAAAATTAAACGTGAATAATTACTTCAATACCGTCGCGTTCGCACGAACACACGCGACCTAAATACGCTACATCTTCTGCCGTGCTGCCTGTAAACTTCTCGGCTTGTTCTTGGTAGCCACGTGGAAGTACAACCGTTAATTCATTGTCCTGAATCCTTATGCTTATGAACTCCGAACAAAACACCTCCAACTCATTGATAATGTCAAAATACGGTTGGTGCTTTGGCTCGGCTATCGCGCCCCACTTAACTGGATCGGAAAACATTCCCCGTGTGTAGAACATTGACTTGTTCGATTGGTCAACGTATAAACCCTTATCTGTCGGTTGATATACGTTTGCTTCGGCTACGTCGTGCGACCATTTGTAACCTTTTGCGATTAGGTGCTGCGCACGCTGTTCGCTCTCTTGTTGTGTACCTTGTATAAACATTGCTTGTTTTGTTTGGTCAAATATACAAAAAAATACATTCGACGGTTAAAAATGAATTATTTTTTTTTAAGCCCATGACCGTGGGCAACGCTCCTGCCGTGGGTTTTCATTGCGCCATATCGCGGTGGTCAACTCCAATGAAGCGATGTGTTCACGTGTTGCGTTTAACTCTTGCGTGATTGTTTCTCGCCACGTTTGGAGGTTCTGCGATTGAAGGGGGGGTAGTGTTGTTTTCATGGTGTTGAGTTTTTAAGGGCGACCGAAGCCGCCCGGTTGGGTTAGTTCAAAATTGCTTCAATTTCATCGATGTTCCACGGCTCTGCCTTGCGAATGGCATCAATTACCGGCGCATCGTAGTATTCATCAAGTGTTTCAATGTCTTCAACAAAGTAAGTGTAATCTCCGAAATCAAATCGGTGAGGGTAAGCGGGGTCGTAACACTCTGCACCGCAAGCGCGTGTGACTGTTCCGTTGTCTTGGGTGAACCAGTCATCGTCTTCAAGGTTGGAAACAATCGTGTATGCTTGGTCATTGGTCTTTACGGTGTCGATAAACTCGATACCATTGTTGAACATACGGTAACGTGTTGTGCATTGGTTGTAGCGAATAAATAAAGCTTTCATAACTGTATTGTTTGTTTGTTTGATGTTGTAAAGATACATAAAAATATAGAACCTGCAAACTTTTTCTAAATTTTTTTTGAAAAAAAAGCGACCCCCCCTTTGGGGAGCCGCTCAAACAAAACAAACAACAACCGCCGAACGGCGGGTATTCTCCTCAAAGATACGCTATTTCAGGCGATATAGGGCTATTAAAGTAAGAGCAACTATAACCAACCACCACGGGAACGAACGCCCAACGGTGGGCTTTATTAAGGTTCTCTCGGTGGTGTGTTCAACGTACACCGTGTCCGCTGGGCACAACACATCGACGTAGACGTAACGTTCTACCGTGTCTACCTTGGTGCGAATCCTGACCTTATCAACGTAGGTGGTTACGGTGTCCACGCTCCATCGGTGAACCGTGTCAACCTGCAATTCAGGTATTGCTACCAATATCGTATCGGTGTGGTATTCAATGACCCTACCTTCCAATAATATAGTAGGGTCTTTCGCTATCGCTTTGCGAAGATGCCAATTCGCCGTGCAGCTATTTAAGAGGGCAACCGTCGCAAGGGTAAGTGCGTAAAACGCGGCGTATTTCATCTTCTAATTTATCTACTTTGGTGCGTAGGTCGCTGTTCTCTTTGATAAGGTCTGTAACCTGAACGCGCAGCGATTCAATAATCCGATTATTGGTTTCAACGAAACTCTTGTAATTCTCGAACTCAATCGACGAGGTCTGCGCCCTTCGCATCTTCGTTCCCGCGAACCACCCTACAACGCCAGTTACTAAACCGACGATGACTTCTAAATATCCTTCCATGTCTTCGACCATTTAGTGACGTCAAAGCCGGGGCATTGCGTAGCGTTCAAATCCTTATGACCGTACAATTTAGCTTCGGGGTATCGCTCTAACAAGTCTTTGAGAAGCTGAATAACGCTTGCTTCTTGCGCTTCGTTCATAGTGTTACTCCCTTTCTTTGAGTTGCCCTTTAAACCGCCGATAAAACAAACGCCTATGCTGTCGTGGTTGTGCCCTTTGGTGTGCGCTCCGACCATATCTTCGGGGCGACCTACTTCCACTTCACCGCTTAATCTCACGACGTAGTGGTAGCCAATCATTCGCCACCCTCGATTCTTGTGCCACCTATCTATTTCTTTGGCCGTTACGTCGTGGTCGTCCTTTGTCGCGCTGTAATGCAACACTATCTTTCTTATGATTCTCATCTATCCACTTTTTAAGCTTAACTAAATTCTCCCGTTTCATTGATTCCAACTCCATCCCAAACGGCTACCGATCTCGTACCCCGCTACGCTCATCACCTTGGTTTCTGCACACTTATATTCAGGGTAGCGCGTGCGGTTGTCCTTTAAGTAACGTATCAATTCATACGTAAAATGGTGACTATTTTGCCGTGCCATATTCCGTACTGAATCAATATCGGTTTGACTTGCTGGGGATGTTTCCGCCGGCGTGCGTGTAAGTAAACCGCCGTTGCTAATCTTCACCCGTAAAATGGGCATCATCTCAACAACCGTCCACCACGCGCAAGCCATCCTCACGTAGTTGTCTAATAGGTAACGGTAGTCGCTGTTTGACGGTTGGTTAATCGTTCCGGCTTCTATCAACCCTATAATGTGGTCGTACAACTCCCGACCTAAATAGGGCTTGATGTTCTTTTCTTGCGCCGTGTAGGTAATCGCTGAAACGTCTAAATCCTCAACGCTTACATTTAAAGGTGTAAAACGTTTAATGAACGCCGTATCTGTGAATAATACTGCCATGTTAGTTTAGTTTACCACGGTTAGGTGTGTCTATTGGCCGCGTGCCTGCTTGGTTGTAATCGAGGTTTTCGTCGCGCATATCAAAGCCGTCCGAAAGGGCATCTGCAACGCTTACGCGCTTGTCGTTTTCAAGTCCTTCGTTTGGAAGGAAACGCCCTTTGTCGCGCTTTCTGAACCACACTTGACGAACCCAGTAATGATGACAGAAGCAACCTCCCTTCCATAACCAAATTGAATAACTACTTTCGCCCCGTGGGCTGAACTCGGTGTTCACTTGTCCTTCCATCGATTCAATGTCCTCGAATCGGTAGCTGACCCCGCCTTTTGAGTTCTCAACCATGTTTCGGCAAAACACGCGGCTGTTGTCTTTTAGCTGCTGTGAATATCTGTAACGTATCTTATACAATCCCGCGTCCACTTGACTACGTTCTTCGGGGTTGGCGAATCGCTTAAACAACTCTACCCTGCGGGCTTCTGATAAATGGAGTTTATACTCCCCTACTGAATCTTTTACTGCTGATTCGTGCAGCAACTCCCATTCCTCGCTCATTACTTCGCCCTTGTCGCTTAAGTAGTCTAACCATTTTTTTCCCGTGTCGTCATCCAAGTCGGGCGTTTGTGCGCTCATCTGAATCGGTAAGGGAAGGGTATCGTTTACCGCGTCGTCGCTGAAATTAAGCATATTCGATAGGAGCGAACGCCCTTGTTCTATTGTCAACTCACCAAGTTTCACACGCGTTAAGATGTCCATCGCTGAACTAATCTGAATACCAGTAAAACTCTCTTTAACGTCGGGCGTTTCTTCGGCCATGGCGTTTTCAATCTCAACAGAATAACCGAGGTATTGCTCTACTTCTTTGAGCCATTCATTGATAATGCGCTGAAAGGGCTCGATAACGTCTTTATTGAATATGCTTTTAGCTTCCTCCAATTCACTTGCTGCGCTCAACTGACCCGCCGTTTTAACACCAAACAAAGACGGTGTTGTAACGCGGTGTCCTATCATTATTTTGTCGGTTGATTCCTGCGATATAAACTGGAACTGGTCGCTCAAATTGCTAACCTCGAAGGGCTTAATCTCCGGCGTTTGTTCGGGGCTATCCGAAAAGGTCATCCAAAAACGACCGCTGTTTTCAGCCCCGCCTAACTGCTGCTCTATCTCCCTTCTAATTTCGTTGCGTTCCTCCTTCGGGGGTACTCCCGATTTGAAGTGAACGCTGAATCCGGGGTGTAACCCGTTTTGAATGTTGTTGTTGTGGAAGATGCTTACTTGTTTGTCTACTTCAATCCAGTTCACAGCCCCAATATAGTCGGGTTTCGGGTAGTACATCGATCCGACTGCGAAGGGCTTGCAATAAATAATCTGCACCGCGTCGCCGCTTGCGGTTATTGGGTTGTACGAATCCCATTCTGTTACCTCAAACTCGGTTTCCTTCGCCCAGTCGATGCAATGAAAGTAACTGTGAACGTTTCCTTCCTCGTCCATCGGAGCGGAACGCCATTGTTCAAACGGCGAGTGTTTAATCTGAACAATCCTGTTTCCTTCGGGCGACCAGTAAACTTCCCAAACGAATCCTCCTTGTATCTTTAAGTCAAGGCACGTTTTGCGTAGTTGGTCGTCGATGTCAATCGCCTTTGCTCTGTTATCGGTGTAAGTCGCGCCCCTGCCGTATATCATTGCGGCTATACTTGTCGTTAGGGCTGAATGTACCGCGCTCGAATTAAGCAAGCTAATGAGGTACTGCGGGAACAAGTTATCTACGCCGTAACTGACGTACTTGTTTCCGCGCTTGTGTTCCTCGTAGGTTTCGCGTTGGTGGTATTTAGATGCCGCTAACGCGACGATGTTCGCCTTACTCATAGTAAATATAATCTGGTGGTGTTGTTGGGTTGTTTGTCGTTACATACGTGTTGGTGTCCACTATCAACAAAACGCCTGTTTCAACCTCCCCGACAACGCTCGCGTCGGTAGGGTCTAAATTGGTGGGGCTGTTCTGACCGTACACTTTATATTCATATTGCCCTGCTCGCTCCAATAATACACCGGTTAAACTCACCGCGTCGGTGTCAATCTCAACCACGGTATATCGGTTGTTGTCGGCCACGATTATAGGTACAATCGCTTGTGTCGCGTAGTCAACCCCCGTAATGGTCATAAGGTAGTGCGTAAACGCCGGTAGGTATTTACGCGCTTCGAACCACGTGCAATAAAATTGCTGCGAAGGTGTTATCGGTTGAAGTGTTACCATGATAAAAAAAAAGGGGCGAGGCATAACGCCTGCCCCCGGTTAGGTAAAGTTACACAATTAGTAGTTAGGCGATACAATTACCGCACCGGTAATACCTTGTATCTCGCCTGTAATCGGGTCGGTGTTTGTCGGGTCGAAGTCCAACAATGGAGCGGGAATGCGTTCCTCGGCCATCCATACGTTTTCGTACCCGTTCATATCTCCTACCGCTGTACCAGTCTTCACGCCTCCCCCGTTGACTTCTGCGCCACCTTGGTAGCCCATGACGTGCCAGTTGTCATTATTATCGCGCACCAAAATCAAAAGACGGTTTTGCCACGCACGGCGCATCTCGTCGTTAATTACGGCTTCGATTTTTTGAAGGTTGAAAGAAAGGTTCTGTTGGTAGAAGACCGTTCCGTTTTCCATCGACGATTGTACGTCTTGGTCGAACGTTCCGCTGTTGCGTGCAATCTGCCAACGGTAGAATGTGAATGAAGACAATATATCGCTCAATTCACCGGCTACCAACGCATCAAAGGTAACGCTGTTCCACGGGGCCCACAAGATTTCTTTAACGCCGCCTATTGCATCTTTGCACGCAAATAGGCGACCGGTAGTTAAGTCGCAACTCATAGTGTAATAATTATGAAGTACGGCGAATAACCGCAATATCTTCCGGTGCAACAATCTGTGTTCCTGCGGTGAAGCGCATTGATAAACGCACGTTGTCGTCGCCTGCAATCGGGGTACGGTCAATGACCAACACTTGGTTGAAGTCGTTGCTCAAATCCGTTCCGAAGTTGTAATTGTCGCGGTAAGATAAAATGATAGTGTCATTTGGGAATCCTGCGGGTGTTACAATCGGGAAGCCCAAGAAGTTAGTCGGGCGAGGATCGCCGACGAAGGTAGCTGAATAACCGCCTTGTGTTACTGCCACCCCTGCCATTGCACGTTGTAGCAAGAACAATGACTTGCGGCTCATGTAAATTGCCGAGTTCGTCATGTTCTGAATAGTGTCAGGTGCGTTCGCAACCAACGCGTCGAGGTGGGTAAGGATACCCGTTGTGGCGTTGTTGTCGGCGGTAAATGTACCGGCTACTTGACCGTCGTAACCGAGGTTCGCAGCTTGCAAAACCACGTTGCGCATAATTCCTGCGAAGTGTGATTCCGCTTGCCCACCTACTGTTGTTCCGTCGGTTTCGTTGTAAAGCCCACGCCACAAAGTACGCTCAATGGTTTCGTTTACTTTGCCCGCTGCATAACCAAGAAGGAAGTTATTGAAGTCCTCCGGGATGCGGTCATTGATAAAACCGTTGCCAGTTGCGAGGGCTTGCCAATCGTGGCGGAATTGTTGTTTACAGATTTCCTCGTTTACCATCAATTCGGTTGGTACGAGTGCAATCTCGGTCAACTCCATAGATGGGTCTTCGGGCAACGTCCAATCGCAACCGAACGGTTGCACGGTGAAGCCGTCAAGTTTCTTCAACACCAAACGGTGCTTAACGTTTTGACGGGTCAACACGAAGTTATTGCGGATTGAATCTGCGCCCAAAATCGCGGCGGCTACATAAGGCAACGCGAGTTCGCCTGCGTAGGTACTCGATACAATGTCGAGTGATGAAAGTTTAAGGTTCTTGGTCATTAGTTCTTGAATTTTTCGATGATTGCAAATGGTACTTCGGCGGCTGACAATTTAGTGATGTCGACCTGCTCTTGGGTTTTGGCTACTCGCCCGCGTGCCGGCTTGCTTACCGCAGCGAGTTTCACCTTTTGGAGTTCTTCTTCGTTTTCTTTGACGGCTTCTTGCATTTCTGCCTTCCACGCTTCAAGCGACTTCATCACGGCTTCTGTTACTGCTGCAACGATCGCGGCGGTTTCGTCTTCGGTCATGCGTGTACGTGGTGGCGTTGGTGTGTCCGTTCCACCCGCGTCGCCTGTCGGCTCACTTTTGGCCGCACCGTCGGTTTCGCCTGTGGTTTCGCCTTTGGCTTCGCTTTTGGTTTCACCTTCGGCGGGGGCTTCTGCTGCTTCCCCGCGTGCCGCCCTTACGTCGGCAATCTTACCACCGCTTACAGCGATAACCTGACCGTTCTTTAAGGTTACCTCCCCATCCTCAACGGCAACGAGTTCGTCGTCTTCCTCCTTAAAGATGCTAACCCCCACGCCCCATTCGGCTGCGTCGGTGTAAATCATAGTGCCGTCGGCTAATTCGCCCGACGTCATGTCTTCGACTTGCATTTTAACCTCCTCGTCCGCGCTCAATTTGGCGGTGTACTTGGAAATAATGTCGAAAACGTCTTTTAGTTTCTGATTCATAATAATAAACGTTTATAGGTTTAACTGTTATTTATCTAATACTGCCTTTAATTCGCTCAAAAACTCATCGACGATGTCCGTTTTTTGCTTCTTGTCGATGAACATTCCCTCGATTGAAAACCCTTTCACGTTGCCCGTCTTAACTTGCTCGTTCCAGTACTTGTCCGAGCCGACGTACATACCTAACATCCACGTTCCCGCGGGCGGGTTTAACCCCAACGCGGCGGCTTTGTCGTTCTCTCCCATTGTAATCCAACTCTCCACCACTACGTTCTGTTCTAACGGAACTGCGTGCTCGTGGTTGGTGTTCATCAACCTCATTTCGCGCATGAATTTATAGGCGGCTTTCTCTATGGTTTTACGCGAAAAGGTTATGTAGTATTCTTCGTTTGCTTCCCTTCTGTAAACGGGTCTATCGGGAACGAGCGCAGCCCCATACAATAGGCGTTTGTCCTCGTCAATCGCTTGGAGTTTCAACTCTTTGGAAAGGGCGACCCACGTTTCTTCTATCGCGGGGTTCTCCACCAACGAAATCATGCTCACTCCATGCGTTTCGTCGTCAATAATCATCTCGTAAATTTTCATAGTACGGCTTGGTCTTGCAGCAGCTGGTTAGCTTGCTGTTGGTTGGTTACATTTTGGCTAATTACGTACGCTTGTATTGCGTTTTCTTGACCGCCTTGTCCTAAAAAGTCAAGGTTAATCGTTGGCGGTGTTGCTTCGGTCGTCGTCGTGGGGGTTGGTGCGCCCGCTCCACTCGGTGCGGTGGCAACTGGTGCGCCTCCTTTGTATTGTGTTTTGGCAATCGCGGCGACTTGTGCAGCACCCTGAATACCTGCGGCGGCGGCGGCTAAAAATCGAGTGCCCGGTCCGACACCGTCTTTGGCCAACGCGTCGGTAATTGCTAACGCCGTGTTGACCGTGGCTG